GGCCAGTTGAGCATCAAGTGGATTGAAAAGAAGGTAAATGAATACCTGAATAAAATATTAAAGACAGAGAACAATGATTATATTATTGCATCGGATACGGATTCGATTTATGTTACATTTGACCAAGTGGTATCTAAATCTTTTGGCGATAGAGATGGAGTGCCAACAGAAAAAATCATATCCTTCTTGGATCAAATCGCCAAAGAAAAAATTGAACCTTACATTGCTCAATGCTATCAGGACCTTGCAGATTATGTAAAAGCTTACGAGCAAAAGATGGAAATGGCTCGTGAAGTTATTGCAGACAAAGGTATTTGGACAGCAAAGAAAAGATACATTCTTAACGTATACGACAGCGAAGGTGTAAAGTATGCGGAACCTCAACTCAAGATTATGGGCATCGAGGCTGTTAAATCTTCAACACCAGAACCATGTCGTGATAAAATTAAAGAAGCACTAAAGATAATTATTAACGAAGATGAACAATCATTAAATAAGTTTATACAATCTTTTCGCAAAGAGTTTATGGAAATGAAACCTGAACGAATTGCATTTCCTCGTTCATGCAACGGATTGAAAAGGTGGGGTGATCGATCAACAGTATACAAGAAAGGCACTCCAATGCATATCAAAGGTTCGTTGATGTATAATTATTTACTTGACAAAGAAAAAGTATCACACAAGTATCCTGTCATATTGGAAGGCGAAAAGATAAAGTTTATTCAGCTAAGAACACCAAATAAAATACAAACAAATGTAATTTCTTTTATGAATGAATTGCCAAAAGAATTTGACTTGGTAGACATGATAGATTATGACACTATGTTTATTAAAAGTTTTGTAGAACCTATGACCTTTATTCTTGACCAGATTGGTTGGCAAGTCGATAGGTCGTGGGGCACACAACGTACACTTGAAGGACTATTCGGATGAAGTATACACCATATTATATGAAAGATGTTTATGAAGGTGAGGCTAAAGAATTGTTCACCGTGGTATCAACCTTTGCTGGTGGTGGTGGATCATCTACTGGTTATCGTCTGGCAGGCGGTAAAATTTTAGCTATTAACGAGTTTGTTGAAGAAGCAAGAAATACTTACAATTCAAATTATCCAAATACAAAAATTATTCCTGACGATATTAAGAAACTAACAGGACAAGACATACTTAATATTGCCTCTGTTAGTTCTGGAGAACTTGATATTCTGGATGGATCACCTCCGTGTTCTGCCTTTAGTGTTGCTGGTCGAGGATTTACTCATCATGGCGGAAGCCACAAAGCAGGTTATGGAAAAAGTAAACATTATTCGGATGAACAGTCGGTAGAAAATATTGAAGATTTATTTTTTGAGTTCGTTCGTGTTGCTGAAGAAATACAGCCAAAAACAATTATTGCAGAGAATGTTAAAGGTCTTACTATTGGTGAGGCTAAAGAATACTTTAACATGATAAACAATGCGTTTGATAAAATTGGTTATGATGTATGTGCTAAAGTGCTAAACTCTAAACACTACGGTGTTCCACAAGCAAGAGAAAGAACAATCTTTATTGGTGTCAGAAAAGACTTGACTGCAAAAGCTGGTCTTTCCTTTATGAACATTTTTACAGTTTTTCCAAATGAAAATAAAGAAGTTGTTACGTTAGGAGAAGGCCTTGAAGGTTTGGAGTTAGATAAAGAACAAGTTTCTTGGTTGACTGAAAAATGGACAGGAACTAAGTTTCATCAAGTCACAGGTATTTTGTTTCCGCAAAATCCGGAAAAGGTTATAAGCGGAGAAAATGTAGGTAAAAAGAATTTACACTTTAGCTGTAAAAAAACTTCACAATATCAACCATCACCTACCTTGACAGCTTTAGGTGCAGCAGCAACTACAGGCGGACTTGTTCACTGGAACGAAGATAGAAAATTTACAATTAAAGAACTTAAACGTATTATGTCTTTACCAGAGGACTTTGAATTGACAGGTTCATTTAATCAACAGGCTGAAAGGTGTGGTCGAATGGTCCCACCACTAATGATGAAAGCAATTGCAGAATCAGTTTATAATAAAGTATTAAAGAAACTATGATGCTTACAGTTTGGTTTAGAAATGGAATAAGAAAATCCATCTATTTGCCTTATGAATCAATTGACAAAGTGAAAGAATATCTGTATAATTATAAAGATAGTATTATAACTTATTGTATAGGTATAGTTGAAATGGAGAAAACAAAAGAAGATGAGCTTTCTTAAAAATGTTATCAAGAACACAGAAAATGAATTCGGTGTCATTGCTTCGGATGGCATTGACGCCAGTGATGTTGATGGGTATGTGGATACTGGTAGTTATATTTTTAATGCCCTTGTATCTGGTTCACTATATGGTGGACTGCCTAATAACAAAATTACGGCGATTGCTGGCGAGAGTGCGACAGGCAAAACGTTCTTCGCACTAGGCGTATGTAAATCGTTTCTGGAATCTAATCCAGATGCCAATGTCGTTTACTTTGAATCAGAGTCAGCGATTACAAAAGACATGATTGAGAGTCGTGGCATTGATTCCTCACGCATGGTAATTCTTCCCGTAACTACGGTTCAGGAGTTTCGTTATCAAGCACTACAAGTTTTAGAGACTTATGAAAAAGAAGGCAATGGTGTTCCTTTACTTCTTTGTCTTGACAGTCTCGGTATGTTATCAACCACAAAAGAGATGGAAGATACAGAGGCTGGTAAAGAAACAAGAGACATGACACGAGCACAAGTTGTCAAATCAACCTTTCGTGTATTGACTTTGAAACTTGGCAAACTGAAAGTACCAATGCTAATGACAAATCACACCTATGACGTTGTTGGTAGTATGTTCCCAACGAAAGAGATGGGTGGTGGTAGCGGTCTAAAGTATGCGGCTTCTAGTATTGTTTATCTCTCAAAGAAAAAAGATAAAGACGGTACAGAAGTTGTAGGTAATATCATTCATTGTAAAACCTACAAATCAAGACTCACAAAAGAAAATCAGATGGTTGATGTTAGACTTTCATATTCAAAGGGTCTAGACAGACATTATGGTTTGTTGGAACTTGCTCTTGATGCGGGTATCTTTAATTCTGTATCGACAAGAATCGAATTGCCCGATGGTACAAAGACATTTGGTAAAACTATTAATAATGATCCAGAAAAGTATTTTACACCGGAGATCATGGAAAAACTTGATGCCTTTGCAAAAGAAAAATTTACATATGGATAATTATATTAAAGTTTATGATGATGTAATTGATGAAGTTTCTTGCAAAGAACTGATTAAAAAGTTTGAAGATTCATATGAGTCTTATCAAACAGTTCATCAGGAAGATAAAGAAAATGCAATTTCTTTCGAGCAGATTAATTTGCTTGAGCTCGATGAATGGAAATCTGTTCAGAGTGGAATGTTAGATTTGTTTCAAGACTATATCGTACATTATAAACTTGATTGTAATATCTATGATAAAATGTGGCCTGAGAGTTATGGTTATGAAGCCATAAGAATGAAGCGGTATTTGGATAATGACTATGATCGATTTGATCCTCATGTAGATGTTTTAGACTATCCAACAGCACGCAGATTTCTTGCTTTCTTTATATATCTAAACGATGTTGATAAGGGAGGAGAAACAGAGTTTTTAAATATCAATAAACCAGGAACATATTTTCCATATAAAGTAACTCCTAAGAGAGGACGACTTTTGATGTTTCCTCCGACCTGGCAATATTATCACGCGGGCCGAAAGCCAATTTCAAATAAAAAATATATTATTCATTCTTATTGTCATTATGGATAACTATCATTACGTCTATCATAAAGAAACCGATGAACAGGCCTTTAGACTACAGGAAGGTAAGTTCGAAGGTGTTGTTTGGAATTATAGCAACGTTAAACTACCAATTCACGATGAAAATGGAGAACTTTTAAGTCCGGAAGAAGTTGAGAGTATTCCATTGACATTCGAGTATGAAATATTATATAATAAGAATGGTGTAGTAACAGAAGATAATCATAAAGAATTTGAGTTTGTCATAGGTGACATTCTCATGAATGTAATAGAAGAAGGATTAGAGCATGACCAAATCACAGTTGACCCAGAGAATAGAAACAAAGATTCTGAGCAACTTGATTCATAGTGAGGAGTATGCTAGAAAAGTAACTCCATTTATTAAAGAAGAATATTTCCAAGACAACGTTGAAAAAATTATTTTTCAAACGATACTAGACTATACAAATAACTATCAAGTAAATCCTACCGTCGATATCCTCGTTATCGATGTTCAGAAAAAATCTTTAAACGAAGAACAGTATAAAAAGGCTGTTCAGTATATTTCCGAGATTGAAGAAACAAAAACTGATCTAACTTGGCTGGTAGATCAAACAGAGAAGTGGTGTAAAGACAAAGCCATTTACAATGCTGTTCTTGATGGTATTCATATCATCGAGGGAAAAGATAAGACTAGGAATCCAGAAGCACTTCCTTCTATTTTATCTGATGCTCTCGCTGTGTCGTTTGACACGAATGTAGGTCACGACTACATGAATCAAGTGTCTGATCGTTATGAGTTTTATCATACGAAAGAGGAAAAGATACCATTCGATTTAGATTTCTTCAATCGTATTACCAAGGGCGGACTGCCAAACAAAACACTAAACATTGCACTTGCAGGTACAGGCGTAGGTAAGTCTTTGTTCATGTGTCACGTTGCAGCTTCAACATTGATGCAAGGTAAGAACGTTCTTTATATTACCTTAGAGATGTCAGAAGAAAAGATTGCAGAACGTATTGATGCAAATCTAATGAATATTTCTATAGACGATATGCATGATTTGCCAAAGCATATGTATGAGAATCGTTTTGAAAAAATACAAAAGAAAACTCAAGGTCGTTTGATTGTCAAAGAGTATCCAACTGCGTCTGCTTCTGTTGCACATTTCAAGGGATTATTCAATGAACTGCAACTTAAAAAAGATTTCAATCCAGACATTGTTTTTATTGACTATCTAAATATCTGCTCGTCTAGTAGATTTAGAGTAGGTGCTAATGTAAACTCTTATACATACATTAAGGCAATTGCAGAAGAATTAAGAGGTCTGGCTGTAGAATGTGATATACCAATCGTGTCTGCAACACAGACAACCAGAACGGGCTTTGTTTCTACGGACATTGGTTTGGAAGATACTTCAGAATCCTTCGGTCTTCCAGCCACAGCAGACTTCATGTTTGCTCTTATCAGTTCAGAAGAACTAGAAGGACTCAATCAAATGTTGGTTAAACAGTTAAAGAACAGATACGCTGATCCAACAGCAAACAAAAAGTTTATTATTGGTGTTGACAGAGCTAAGATGAAGCTTTATGATGTTGCACAAACAGCGCAAGATGATTTAGTGGACACTGGCCAAGAAGAAGTTATAGATAGGTTTGCAGACTTCAAAGTAT